CTTCGCTAGTTCTTTCATTGTTCCATCAAGGCCGAGTGATTTAACTTCGGCAGCTGATAGGCCAATGCCAAGTCGAGTTAGTGCGCTGGTATTGCCTTCATAGGCTTTGCCGAGTGCATTAGATACCGCTTCAACCGATTTCCCAGTTGCAGCACTAATATCAAGCGCAAGTTCTAATCCGTCTTGTGCCTTTGTAAGATCTCCGGTTGCTGTGGCTAACCTTTGAAACGCTGGGCGAAGTGCATCATCAGCAATTCCGAAAGCCAAAGACATTTGAGATATTTGTTTCTCAACTGATGCAATTTGTTCATCTGTTGCATTTGTAACATTACGAAGCGCGTTAGCCAAACGCAATTGTGCGGCTTCATCTTCGATTGCAGCTTTAACGCCGTCGACCGCTAATTTGACTGCATACGCGGCAGCTGCGGCTGCGGCGGCTGCAAAAGCGGCTGCGGCAACCTTTCCAAACTTTTCTAATTTACCGCCAAAGCCTTCAACCTCTTTTGAGCCGGTGTCTAGTTTCTTCTTAAGATCGTCAACATCGGCGAGGATTGAAAGTTTAAGAGTTCTACTACCTGCCATTAATCCCACTCCTTAAGGATTTTGCTAAACGCATCTTCCCATTGTCTCACTAATTCAGGCTGAATTTGGCGAAGGGTTGGGTAGATGAAATATCCCGAATTGCCCCGTCCTCGGTTTGGAGTGCGTCTTGGGAATTGCTTAAAACGATTAGATCCAAATTCAAGACCCGGCCAGAGTATTTGTGTAGTGCCACCTCCGCTAAAACGCTGACCCGCAAATCCATAAGAGAATTCACCGATTTTGCTTGATTTCGATACGCGGACACCTTCGGCAACGCGCCTGACCGCTTCGCTTGCGACTGTGCGGCCGTAGGCTGTGGCTTTGATTTTGTCGGCTGCAAATGTAGCCAGCGCATTGCTCGCTCGTTTAGCCTGATTAACAGCTTCATCGTCCATAGCCTTAAAAGCTTTGACAATAGAGCGGAGTTCTGCGCGATCGTAGGAGATTGGTTCATTTGCCATTCCTTTTCTCCAATATCTCAATCGCGGTCAAAATATCTTCAGCTGTCTCCCAATATTGCATCGGGATACCGGAAACAATTGCTAGATCTATTAAGAGTCTATTCAGGCTTCCGGCTGGGTAGCTTTTGGGTCTTGTGAGTCACCGATAATGACTTCATCAACAGTCATTTCCCATATCTCGTAAGACTTGACCGGCTTGCCAGCGGCAGCGCGAACATAAGCGCAATGCGCTAAGAATAGAAAATCGTTTAACTGATAAGACTGAACTCCAGTCATATTGTAGAGCGATTTCCCAGTCTTTCGTTCCCACTTAGACCACTCCGGCAAGCCAGCGTGATAAGTCTCCACATCCCCGTTGCTGTATTTAATTGTTATGTCTAACTTCATCTCCCGATTCTCCGATTTCTCTTAGCTGAAGCTCTCTGACGGTGTTCCGACTACTGTAAGCGTCCAAGTATCCGTTAAAGCTCCGGGAGCTGCGCCACCGGCACTAGGGAAAATTGGAAGCACATTAAAGGTGAATACTGCGCCCGATGCAGCCGTAAAACTTACTGCAACGGTTGTGTTTGGATTCTGCTCTGCATTGTTCCACATTGATTCAAACAAAGATCCGTGAGCACCTGAAGCGCCCCAGTCCTGAAGTAATTCAATTGTAAATGTCCATTGCTTATCAACTGACTTATATGCGCGGCCATCGAGGGTTTGATAGGTCTCGATTACAGTATCGCAACTAAGAGTTGCTGAAGTGGTTTGAGCGTCATATGGCTTCGTGTCAAGTGTGAAGGTCACATCGCGCCCTGTAATGATATAACTCATTGGGTCTCCTTTTAACTATTGCTCGTAGCGGACGCTCAAGCGGATATCGGATACTAACAAATTTGTCGTTCCGACTTGAGTCACCGTTGGTCTTTCGACTGTCGATAACTCGTACTTGGAACCAGTTAAGGCTCCAAGAATACTAATAACCAGTTTCTCAAGATTGTCAAGACTGGCCTCATTTGAAAAATAAGCGACTAAAACTGAAATTGTGTAATTAAGTTTAACTCTAACATTGCCTCGGCCAATGGTTTCTAATTCCATATAAGGCGAATCAGGCACTAAAACAACAGCCGGTACTATTGGAGCCTCGGGTACAAAATCATAAACATTTGCGGTCACACCGGCTAACGCGGTTGCGATTGCGCCTCTAACATCTGCGGAAATTGAGGGCATTAGCCAATCATCGATTCTGTGTCGATATATGGGCCAAGTAATCCAACAACTCTATTGAAGAGGGAGCGGCCGAGGCGGAAAGGGGTCACCGCAAAATCCACTCCCTCTATTTGTCCGCCAGCGGCGGTTCTTGATTGAAAGACTTCAACGGCGACTGCCAAAACAGCAGACTCGACATTGGCATTTCCGACATAGGTTGACGCTCCAGAGAGCGTAGCTTTTCCGGCTGGGATAATATTTTTTGCCAAAACATCTGCATTACTGATTGTTGCGGTAAATACATAATCGGAAATCTCGTCATCTGTAACAGTCCGAGTGCCGTTAAATGGTGATCCACATCCGGTTATAACAACGGATTGACCCTCGGTAAATTCGTGAATGGTTGAAGTAGTGAAATAAGCAATATTATCGGTTAGTTCAACTGCCTTAATGTCGGAAGCAAAAGTAACCAACATTGGCAGGATTATATTTTCGCTTGTGTCGATAATGTCATTTAAATAAGCATCGTTGTAAAGGGATGAGGAAACGCCCAAGATTGTCCTCAATTCAGAGGCTAAAACAATCGAGGGCATTTCCTAATCCTTCCTACTAAGGGGTAAAGGCCAGCTCGGGAGCGACTGGCCCTTACTATTTTGATTTATCAGCTCTTGTTGAACCAGTTAGCGCCGGCTGCAACCTTAGTTGCAAGTGCGCCGTAGCCGTAGTAAGCGACCTTGATTTGGCCATTTAGCAAGCCGTTAGAAACAACATTTGTCTCCAAGCGGAAGCGGCTGGACTCGTACCAAGTATAAGACTCAGGGTTGAGAACAACCATTGAGTAATCGCCGAGACCAGTTCCACCAGTTCCGGTGAAATTGCGATCAACGAAAAGATTCAATCCGAGGATATTTCCGCGAAGTGATGTTGGAGTTACGGAACCGCCAGCATTGCTTGGAGCGATTGCGTTGTAAATTGGGCGACCATTTGACTCAGCGTAGCCAAGAATCTTGCCCCATTGCTGAGCAGAAACAACAATGTTGCTTGCAAATCCGAGTGATGCTGAGTAAACAGCAGCAGCAGCGGAAGCTGCGTAAGCGGTAAGACCAGCTGCATCTTCGGTCTGCGCTGTCGCATTAAGAGTTCCGTTGTTTGCAATTTGTTCCATTACATAACGGTCAGTTTCTTTTGCGTAAGCAAATTCCATCTGACGAACAAGTTCATCAAAGAACGCTGGTGAAGAACGGTCGAGAAGTTCTACGCTGAAAGTTTGTCCGCCAGCGAACTTCTTAACATCGACTGAAATGAAACTGTTTGTCATTCCGGTTTCGTTGATTTCAGCAGCCTCGGCCTCGACTCCGACTGTTGGAACTGCGGTAATCTTTGGAATTTCGAAAGTCATACCAGCATCAGGCAAAACGCCGGACGAAATCGCCGCAATAATTGGACGATCGCCATTTGATAGTGGGTTGACAACTTCGGTTAACTGGCGGGTTGGGATTAAGCCAGCATTGTTGGTTGTGCTGTCGTCGGCAGCAGCAACATATTGACGGGATACATCGTCGCCAAATACTTTTGCGCGAATCGATGCTTCAAGATACTTCGCCTTTGTGAACTCTAGGCGAGGTGAGGTATAGAACGCTGGGCGAGCCGCCTCAACGGACTGAACCTTGGCAGCTTCTACCGTTTCTTCGGCAGGAGCTGGAACGGTAGTGTCTGACACTTGTTCTCCTTCGGTTGGTTTGTCTGAATCGGCGGTTGCCGGCTCAGAATCTTTAGGTGTTTCGTTTTCAGATGCAGCAACTTCGCTAACGCGAGCACTGTCAATTGCTGGATCAGTAACCAGAGAAACTTCTTCGAGTGATGCGCTTGTAATCTTCATAACGCCTTTATCATTTGTCCACTCGTTAATCATTGCGCCAACTGAGAAGCCGTCGCGAAGTCCTTCGCTTGCTTCAACTAAAGCATCTTCGCCAGCCATTGTGTTAGCGATTTTAAAAGTCGCCTCGATGCCATCGCTTGTTTCAGTAAATTCCATAACTTTACCAATTGGGCGAGTGCGGTCGTGCTCAAGAAGCAATTTAACATTTTTAAGCTCGATTGAGTTAGATGCAAATACCGTTGGGCCGACTGAAGTGTTTCCTTGCTCGTTCCAAGTCACAATTTTGCCGGTAATAGTTCGCTTGTTGGAATCGGCAGCGGTTATTGCCATTGGTAGATTAATTTTCATTAGGAATTAAATCTTCCTCTCGTTGAATTTGCTCAACGCTCATTGCGCCGATGCGGTTTAGGATTTCGTAAACTTGAGCGCGCTCCAAAGCGTTACCGCGTAGGAAATCGTCAAGTGCAAAGCGCACCATAACCGGATTAGGTACAAAATCCGGCAAGCTGAGCCTTTCCTCAATCGCTTTAAGTATTGGGCGAAGTGAGAAATCAACTAATGAGCGCCGCTCTGAGACGGCGTTTGAATAGGTCATTGATGTCGTTTCGGCGCTCAAGAAGTATGCAGGAATTCCGCAAGCGCGGGCAAGTTCAAGAGCCACATATTGACGCGCCTCGGTTAATTGCAAAGCTTTAGGATCAAATCCGATTGTCTGAATATCAACATCAGCATTTAGGAAAGCGGTTCCGCGAGATTGACGCGCTGTGCGCCAAGCGTTTAGCAAAGATTGGATTCTTTCGGCCGGTAAATTTGTGCCGGTTGATTTAAGAGCCAATGTTGGAACTGGATCTTTTGCATAAGTAAGCGCAGCGTTCTCAAGATAAACAGCTGCATTAACAGTCTTGCCGGCGCGGTGTAGGAATCCTTCATCGCCGCCATCAAATCGAATTAATGAACCGACTCCGCTTTGCGGTACAGCCATTCCATCGACTTTATATCCGGTGATTGTAGTATTTTTAAAATCCGTATCGACTGTTACGCGATCAGGGCTAACGCGAGTCCAAGCTCTTACGCGTCCGCCATCTGTTGCGGAATACATTTCAAGAACTTGTCCATAACCAGCGCCATATAGCCAAATATCTTCAGCAAGCCAGTTATAAATAACAAAACCAGCAACTCTTGGGTCTGGTTGATTAATTACTCGGTGAGGATCTACATATTCGCCGGTGATGCGGTTAAATGTTGTTAAAGGTAGTGAGCCAATTGTTCCGCAAATAATGTTGCGAGCTCTAGCAACTGAAGGAACTGACATAGCAAGCGAGCGAGTTGTATTTGTTGCACCGCCAAGAATGTTATAAACCGAATCGGTAATTTGAACTGGTGTTAATGCAGCTTCAACATCGGAAGTCCGAATTGCCTTAGATGCTGGAAAGAAGAAATCTTTAATTGCGCCCATTATTGCTTAGATTGTAGAGGATATGGCTTACGCGACAACGATATCGACACCATCATTGAACTGTGTCGCATAGTGCGAGGCCATAGCGGCGGCAACCGCTCCCGTGATTACCGCCGCCGAAACTTTGCGACCCATAACCCAACCACCATCGCCAAAGTTAACTCTTACCGCCGACAAACAATGCTTGGTTAATTCCTCTTGGTTGCTATGAGCTAATCGACCGCTTGAAATAGCGCTTAGAAACTCATCACAGCTCGTCGCGTAAGGCTGGCCGTCAATAGCCTCACAAGGTAAGCCGGCCGGAACCAATCTCGCAGCAACAGCGCTAGCCGTTCGCGCCGAGTAAGCGATTTTTAAGACATTAAATCGGCGATACCAATCAGCGATGTCGTTGGCAATTAACTTGTCGGATAGGTAACCGGGATTTGTCCAAGTTTGGAGGAGTTGCACTTGGAATCTGTCTTTGTCGATTCGCTGACTCGCGACTAGCGCCGCTTGCCGTCTATCGGGGGATAAATCAATCGCTAGCCAAGTGTCAGCACTGTCATTCAAGCGCAGACCCTCGACCGCGCAAGCTTGCCATTGAGACGGGTGGATAACTGGATTGATTGTTGAAACCCATTGACATAAAACCTCCGTCCGGACGATATCTTCAGGATCATTTAAGACCGCTCGAATATTGTCCGGATGGATTGTGTGTCCCAGTGAGGGGTTTGCTTGAGCGACACCTTCCCAAAATGTCGCCGAGCCATCAAACTTAATCTCCGGCGGCGCAGACCACTCCCACCAGCCCAAACTTAGGTCATCGGTGAGGATTGTTGCAAGTGCCCGCTCTCGCATTTTGTTTAGGACAATTGAATGTTGATCTCCGGCGTTAGAAAATAGAAAAGCTTGTGGATTAGGTGCGGCCATTTGCGTATATCGCAATGAACTCCATACATCCTCATCGTGATACTCCCTGGCCTCGTCCAAAAATATGGTTGAGGGCTGGCTAATTCCTCGAGTGGCTGAATTACTGGCTCGGACGATATATCGCCGGCCATTTGTGAACTGAAGCTCTTGAAATCCTCGGGCTTCAAGCTTCTTTGTTAATTGACATTCTAATTCCGGGTGCTGAGTAATGACGTTATATATTTTGTAAAAGATTTCAGCTGAGGTCGTTAGTTTGTGAGCTGTATGGACGATTAAAGGCTCGTTTAAGTGGAAAATTCGATAAAGAATTTGCCAAATCATAAACTCAGATTTGCCATTTTGGCGGGCTATTAAGGCGGTATGGACTGGGGTTAACCATCGTCCATCAGGTCGAACCCGTAGCACTTGCTCACCTAACCACTCTTGCCAAGGCATTAAGTTCATACCAAATTTAGTGCAAAACTCAGCAAATTCCTTGCCTTTTGAGGGGTAATCGGTGATTTTGGTATGGATTCGCGGCTTTACCACACCTCGGTAAGCCGAACCAGCCCGAAGTGAAACGAGTTCGGTCGAATCGTTTTCGATTAATTCCAATTCAAGCATAATGCCTTTTGGTCGAGCCAGTTCCGGGTATAAAAATCCCAAT